AATCGGACGCAATATGATTTGAATTTCACATTCATGATATTGCAAAGAAACAAGAGGAAGTGCATCAAATGTAGACTCTGAGAACCAAAATGGCAATGGAACTTGAATCTGTCGCCCTGCAATGGACGGACGATTTGTATTAGGCGGAGTCGTAGTAGATCCAGTGCCATTATTATTATATACTAACGGATATCCTGTACCCGTTGAACCACCTCCATATAGACCATTTGCAGGATCATATAAGTCTGGAATATTCCCTACAAGTATCTGCCATTTCCGATATGAAATCGCATCTAAATCACATTGTGCTTTTGCAATCATATATGTACCATCATATTCTTGAATTTTCTGACCACCTATAAAAAATGCAACATTCTGTATCATATGACATCCAATATAGTTTACCCATGCAAAATTGTATTGAGCACTACGTGGCTTGGATCCCTGCTGACTCTGTAACAGATCTATATATTTGCAGTAAATATCAGGTAGATTACATACAAAATATATATCACGGACTAAATCTGCAATGCGCTGAACCTTCATGCGGACTTGAATCGGTTGAGAATAAGACAGATCTTGAGGACCATCCATTGCAAATGTAACAGATTCTTCCGCAAAGTGGCTGTATTTTTTATAACTCTTATAAAAATAAGTGAAATCTGGATTACCTGAAAGTAATACATTTTGTGCACCATACGCTACTAATGCAAAGAGACCACCACCTGGCATCACTAGTTTTGTATTAGTTTATATGGCAATGCTTTAGACCTTAGTTATTATTCGCCCACCATGTATCTGCCAAATAAGGTGGTATATCATTCAAATTGGATGAATCCATTTGAGAAGAAGGACCTTGTTCCATATCTTTCTGAATTTCTGCGTAGCAGAGTGCATAATTAAAATACGTTAATCTGCTTAACATTCCCTTTGCAGATCCATCTACCTTAAATCCAGTATCATCTACTGATGGAATTTTTGATTTCTCAAGATTAATATGACGTTGACTAAAACAGATCACGTCCTGATAATTTTGATAAATGACAGACCCTTCAAATGATTTCTTTTTAGATAAATTGCCATTGATAAATATCTCCAATGCACTATCTTTACAGACAATGGCAACATGAACCCATTTACTCAATGGCATATTATCAACATCTATGTAATTATTCCAAGTTTTATAGGTATTCATATAAACTCGTAATGTGTTCACATTAGAATGCATATAAACACCGGGTGCAAGAAGAGGAAACTGTGACGAATAACCTTTGTGAAAAATGTGTTTTAATCCAGCAAACCCTTGTTGAAATGTAACAGGATCTATATTAAGGTAGAATGTATAGGTAAATTCCATTCCTGTACGTTCATTATCGGATAATTGTACAATTGCACCTTTTGTTAAATTGGGATTCTGTGTAACTGTAATAGTTTTGTTTGCAACAGAATATGTATGTGGTAATAGTTCTACACGGTTAATTGCTAAACGATTCATATATTTATATAGAAGTTCTGCAAATAAGAAACCGAGATATAGTAATAACACAATAACGACAGGAAATAAAAAATTCTGCATACCGGATCCAGTATTCTGTTGTGCATTCGCCGTTGATTGAAAAGCCATCTATTATTTATAGGTTTTTGTAAATAATAGATTGTTATATGGCTTTTTAAAGCCTTTAAGACATAGATCGTATCGGTTCAAAAAAGCTAGAAAACCAGCCACCAATAGATGTAATCGGTTCAGGTCCAGCCATGTAATTTTTATAAACCATCTCAGGATTTAATGCAACATCATACATCGTTGTTGTTGAAATTTTTCCTCCAAATCCACCATAACCCAGCAATATTGCTTCATATCCGCTTGAATCTACTTTGAATGTACTGGGTAATACACATGATCTTGATAATTTGCCATCTACATATACATCAACCACTTTCGCATTTACTGCTACTGAAATATTTACCCAGCGTTGCATTGGTAATTCAGGAATATTACAAATATCTGAATCGGTTGAATCAACTGCAGAAGGCGCGGTAAAGGTTGAAGCGCGACTTGCAACAGCTAATTTATTAGATGGACGCCCCGTTGCATCCCCAGATGGATTAGATTCATGTGTATCCAGTTTAACATATAACTTTGGAGTATATGCACCGAGATAGATACGAATGGTATCAAAACCAGTTGCTGTATTTTTTCCACCAATTGTTATAATGGATTTATTTTGTCCTGATAATAGACTCCAGTTTGAAATATAAATCCATGATGAAATTGTAAATTCTCCGCCTTCATATAATGGTGCTAATGCAGTTGGTTGAAATATAATGGGTTTATCTGCAGGTACATTTGCATCTTGTGTTGCAGTAATAAGCGGATAGATATTATTCATTTTAGGACCAAATAAGTATTGATATAAATAATATAATCCCAATAATCCTGCAAAAATAACTAAAACAGGAATCATTTTAACAATAGGCGAACTGTTTGAATTGTTATTTGATTCCATGATTCTGTCATATACAACGAATATATGATACAATAAAAATTATGCATAGGGAGTAGACCACAAATACATATTATCTGTTGGTGGTTTTGTAATAGGATCACATGGTAATCCGGGAGGACATTCTACAAACATTTTCAGATTAGGAAAAGAGGGAAATAAATAATGATCCTCTGTAATATTATTATTTGTATCCACATACATTAATCGCTGGCGTTCTACCTCTGTCGGTGGTAACCGATTCTTATTAATAATAACATGAATTGCACTACCATCTAGACCATTGCTTCCAACAGAAAGAGGGCTAGAGATAACAACCGGATAATGATTAAGATGTTGAGATGCCACAATACGATTATCATAAATCACATCAAATCGTCGGCCTTCTCGTAATATTGCAATAAATACCCATTTTTGTTTAGGAATAGGTGGAAGATCAATTATTTCATTCTGGGGTGTATTTGATCCATTCTCTTTTTTAAGCGTCTTTACACGAAGACGGGCAGATACATCAGATGTACTTGTATTTGATGTTTCAAGCCACCAGTTATTATCCACATATATGACTGATACAAAATTATTATTGTATGTTGTTGTACGATTTCCTGCTTGTAATGAAAAGAAACCCATTACCGTAGAACCACCTGACCCTAAAATTGTTTTTTGGACTTCATCTGCTGTAACAATGTCTTTTTTAACATTTAATGGAGTCAATGACGTTAATACATCTGTATTTCCTGTATCACGATTTGCATAAATATAATATAAGATGAATACAATGATTAATAAGATACCTAATACATGAAACATAGATATGGATTGGAGTAATCCTTCAAACATCTTCTTTTATCTTGTATATTTATCCATTATATTTATTCATTATATTTATCTATTATAAAGGACTACATGAAGTAGATGATGATATTGCTCCAGCAGCAAATGATAGGGCAGACGCCATATCGGGTTTTGCATAACGTATTTCAGAAGTAGACAGAGTACGATCCCATATTTTAAGATTCTGCATTTTTGCAATAGTTAGTTCTGTTCCTGTCGCAATATTTATATCGCCTTTTATATCTTGCAATGATTGTTTATATGCAATTGAACTTTTTAATAATCCATTAATATATACTTCTAGCATTTGTTGCATTACAATAACTCCTAAACGAAATGGTTCTTGAACAGGTATATTTTCAATAATAATCTGTTCCATTGTTGAACCTGATGTACTAACTGCAACAATTATATCATTTACATCTGGTTTTAATGCTACTACAAAATTAAAAGAAGATGCAATAGACATAATAGTATCTCCTGTGCAACTAGTTCTACGTGTTAATCCTCTACTCAGTAAAATTCGGTGACATGTTGAAAATTGCATTGGATCTTGGATAAACATATCCACTATGAATGAATAATCGTAGTATTTATTTTTAATGGGGAGATCTTTATCTTTAATTAACGTTGGAGCAGGATATACTCCAGATCCATTCCAGAAAAGAACACCATCATCAAAGCCAGGTATGAGTATAATACCGGGAGCACCAGGACGCAAACTGTATATTGGTGTAATGTAATAATGAATAAGGAGAGAAATAACAATAATAACAAAAATGATTCCAATAATATATGCGATTATTTTACCTGAACCCTCTAGAAAAGATCCAGATACAGATGCAGTTGTTGAGTAACCAGGTGGAAGAGGAACAGATGGTCTAAATAGAGAGGATCCAGTTGCAGGTGCAGTTGCAGTAGTAGTAGGCTGTGTGGGTAAATATGTACCTAATCTTGATAAAATATTACCTGGTCCTCTAAGATATTGTTGAAAATTTATTGATTGTCTAGCCATCTATCTTATATTTTTTCATAAAAAATAATATACCACCACAAACAGATAATACAAATCCACCTGTTATAAATCCTCTGATAAATGAACGATAGTCTACTTCGTCCAAATCCTGTTTTGTCCAGGTAGGCGATCGTCCGCGTTGTCCTAATTTCTCATAATAATTCAGTACTTCTGCCTCAGTCCATTGTGGTTTATTGGTTAATTTATTGACTTTATTATGTATATCAATTGTCCATTTGAGCAAATCCTCTCTGGAATCTAGAAAAGGTGTAATTGGTTTAGAAGAAAGATGTTCTTTATAATGTTCTCTGCAAACAGAACAGGGTATAAGAAATGCAAGTGATTCAAAGAACTCTTTGGCACATTTCTTATCTGTATATGTTGGATTCTTTGAATATCCAAGTGCTACAATATGCATTGTGTGCCAGAAAAAAGGTCCCCACACTGTCGGTGGAAGATGCATTCTATTTACTCTAACCAGTTTCAATAAATCTTTATTTATCTTTACAGCATAAAGAAATTACATGAAATACATAGTAATTATGGATTCAAACCGGATACGATATTGTACAAATTGTGGCCTACATGGTCATGTATTTCGTAGTTGTAATGCTCCTGTTACTAGTTATGGAGTAATTGCTGTAAAATATAATGAAGCACGACAGAATGATTCCATTCAATTTCTTCTTATTCAACGTAAAGATTCGCTTTCATTCATAGAATTTATTCGTGGAAAATATGATATTCATGACAGTGAATACATTACAAATCTGTTGAGAAATATGACACAGAATGAACAGAAACAATTGATTGTACATTCATTTGATGAAATCTGGCAGAATATTTGGGGAAATGTATCCAGATTACAATCGCATAAAAATGATTATAGAAAATCGGAGGAGCGATTTATATTACTACAACCGAGTCTACCAGAGATGATTGCAACACACCCTTCTCCATGGATTGAACCAGAATGGGGATTTCCTAAAGGACGTCGCAATTCCAATGAAAAAGATATTCATTGTGCAGTACGCGAATTTGTAGAAGAGACTGGATTACGAGAAGAAGATTTTATTATTATTCATAATACAAAATCAATTTCTGAAACATATATTGGATCTAATAATGTGAATTATTGTCATAAATACTATTTGGCAGTCTGTAAAACAGATGCAGATGTTAGTGTAGATCATAATAATGTTCATATGATACGTGAAATTGGCAATATTCAATGGTTGTCGTTTGATAATGCATTTGCGAAGATTCGTCCGGATAATATAGAAAAACGAGAGATTCTGTTAAAAGCAAAGAAGATTATGAATCAATTTCATTTGGTGAATACATGAACATAAGAAAAATCATCTATTAAATAGCATGGCTGATTCAAATGCGAATAGTCCATTTAATAATCCATTTGCTAGTAATAATGAATCAGATACAGAATCTCCTGTAGCGGCTGTTGCTTCTGCTCCTGTTGCTTCTGCTCCTGTTGCTTCTGCTCCTGTTGCTTCTGCTCCTATTGCTTCTGTTATAAATGCAGCAAATGCAGTATCTAATAGTCCATTTAATAATCCATTTGCTAGTAATAGTAATACAAATTCTCCTGCTCCTAATGCTCCTATTGCTCCTATAGCTCCTGTTGCTCCTGTTGCTCCTTCTCCTGTAGCTCCTGTTGCTCCTTCTCCTGTAGCTCCTGTTGCTCCTGTTGCTCCTGTAGTAAATGCAGTAAATAATTCATTTAATAATCCATTTGCTAGTAATACAAATTCTCCTGCTCCTAATGCTCCTGCTCCTAATGCTCCTGCTCCTAATGCTCCTGCTCCTAATGCTCCTGTAGCATCTGTTACATCTCCTGTAGCTCCTATAGCATCTGTAGCATCTCCTGCCGCATCTGTAGCTCCTGTAGCTCCTGCAGCATCTGTTGCTCCTGTAGCACCTGTAGCTCCTGCAGCATCTGTTGCTCCTGTAGCACCTGTAGCTCCTGTAGCATCTCCTGTAGCTCCTGTAGCTCCTGTAGCTCCTGTAGCACCTGATTCTGCAAATGCATTTAATAATCCATTTGCTAGTAATAGTAATGAAAATGAAGCATCTCCTGTTGCATCTGTTACTTCTGTAGAAGAACCTGCATCTGCATTTGCACCTACTGTACCTGTAGCTCCTATTAGTTCTGTAGAAGAACCTGCCTCTGCATTTGCACCTACTGTACCTGTAGCTCCTGTTAGTTCTGTAGAAGAACCTGCATCTGCATTTGCACCTACTATACCTATTGCACCTTCAGTCCTATTAGATCAAGAAGAAAAAGAAGCTGTAGCACCTTCAGTCCTATTAGATCAAGAAGAAAAAGAAGAAGCAGCACCAGCACCAGCAGTAAAATCTAAAAGACCCGTTTTAAGAGTAGATCCACGCTTTCAATCCCTTACAAACACAGAAATCATAGAATTATGGGATACAACAACCGAATTTAAGGAGCGTGATAAAATCATCTTAGAATTACAGCGTAGAAAATTATTTCCAGCTGCATCTATAAATCAATGGGATATGGATACAGGTGCTTATCCTGATATTAAAGACCCTGAATTCTTGCAAAAACTCCTTGCAAAACGAGAATTTGCAGATTCACTCCAAACCACATGGAAACCTAAAACAGATCCCTGTGAAGATAATACAAGTTTTGAAGTAACAGCTGTTCAGCGTTTTATTACAAATTTTATGTCACCTAAAACACCTTATATGTCTGCCTTATTATATCATGGAGTAGGTGTTGGTAAAACATGTGCCGCTGTACAGACTGCAGAAGCATGGTTGGAATTCTTTCCCAATGATCAAGTCATTATCGTAGCACCCCCTACCATTCAAAAAGGATTTTATCGCACTATTTTTGATCCAACAAAAGTAATTATCGGTGAAGATGGCGAACCCAATTCTGCATCGCAATGTACAGGAATAACATACATGACACTTACTAATACATTATATGAAAAAGATATAGATAAAATAAAACGTCGTGTAGATCGCTTTATACGCAAACGCTATAAAATTTTTGGATATATATCATTTGCAAATTATATTCGTGATCTCGTAAAAGTCACTCAGCAAGGTATCAGCGAAGATCGTAAAAATGAAATAGAAAAAGAACGAATTCGTAAACATTTTAGTGGAAAACTATTAATTGTAGATGAAGGTCATAATCTTCGCGATATTTCAGGAGAAGAAGATAGTAAATTAGAAAAGGGAGAAAAAGGTGATTCAGAAGGTGGGAAATTGTTAACTCCTTACCTTAAAAATGTCCTACAATTCTCTGAAGGAATGAAATTCTGTATTTTAACTGCTACTCCTATGTATAATAGCTATCTTGAAATTATTTTTATGTTTAATTTATTACTTATGAATGATAAAAAAGCCCAAATTAAACAACAAGATATATTTCATCATAATGGAGAAATCACAGAGAATGGTCAACGAATCATTGCTGATATTTCGGGACATTATGTGAGTTTTATGCGCGGTGAAAATCCATTATCCTTTCCTATCCGTTTGCATCCTGAACGTATCCCAGAACTACCTGAATATCCCACTGAAAATCCACGCGGTATTGTTATCCCAGAAGAAGACCGAGACTATTATAGACATTTACCATTAGTACCCATTGCACTAAAAGGTGATTTATTAGATGCTACTATTACATTTACCAATGAATTATCCGACACTGGTCAGGAACTAGGTACAATTGATTTAGAACGTCTTGTTCA